ACAGACCAACAGTATTTCAAGGAACTGACAGACCATAACATACGTCAACAAATGTATAAAGAACAACAAGACCAACTTGAACAGGACATGGCTCCATTCGGGTTTGTGGTCAATGGATTAGAAGATGAAAACACTGGAGATATGATTGATGAGTATGGAACTCGTTGGGCTCCTATTGTGCGTAGTTACAATTCCAACTGGTAATCAGGAAAGAAAAGAGTAATTAGAGTCTATCAGATCGTAATCAAGTTTAATCCAACAATTAGAGCAGACTATCCTTGATTTTTCCATGAGTTCGATAACGTCTTTGCGACTTTCATTGTTCATACCTTTTCGTTTGGTTTGCTTGCGAATCTCTACATCATGGGGGTAGAACTTGAGACATACTGTTTCACTTTCACCACAATGCACACAGGACTCGTCAGCAAGGTAATCGTTTAGCCATGCGACACGTTTGCGATAGTTTCTTCTTGCAACCTTTTTTATGGTTTCGCTATATTTTTCGTAATGTGCGTTTGTCATAGTTCTATTTATATGTTTTAGTGCATATAAACTGACGATTTGTAAAACAGATTTTTTATAAATACTTGGAAAAAAGATTAAAACATTCTTTTATAGGAGTACATACTATGGGTTTCTTAGTCTCGCCTGGTGTTCAAGTAAATGAAGTAGATTTAACGAATGTCGTACCAGCAGTTGCAACCTCCATTGGTGCAATCTGCGGGCCTTTCCAAAAGGGCCCAGTTTCTTCTGTGACTGATATTTCATCGGAAGAACAGTTAGTAAAAGTTTTTGGTAAACCTAATGCAAATAATTTTGAGTTCTTTTTTACTGCAGCTAACTTTCTGCACTACTCAGACTCATTAAAAGTAGTTCGTGCTGAATCTGCTGTAACCAATGCGGTTGCATCTGGAAGTTCAGTTCTTATTCGTGATACAGATCATTACTCTGCATCATACGCAAGTGGTCAAGGTTCTAGTGGTGAATGGGCCGCAAGGTCTGCTGGTACATGGGGTAACTCAGTCGGAGTTTCCATTTGTGCAACAGCAAACGCATACGAACAGACTGCGGTAACTACAACAAGTGCTGAAGAAGCAGCTGCACAAACAATTATATCTGTTACTGATGCCGATGTTATCAATGTCGGTGACTTAGTAAACTTTGGTGAAACTGAAGGTTACGAATATGAGGTAACTGCTAGAGATACTACAAGTGGTGCAGAAACAATCACAGTTAAATTAAAAGATGATCCTAACGGACAAGGATTACAAAGTACTATATCTAGTGGTACAAATATTCGTAGACGTTGGAGATGGTATGACCTTTTTGATGGTGCGCCTGGCACATCTTCATGGGCTACACAGAATGGTCGAGGAACTGCTGACGAACTACACGTTGCTGTTTATGACACAACTGGAGATATCACTGGATTTGATGCTGATGCGAATGGAGAAAGAACTAACGCAATTATAGAAACATTTGCAAGACTGTCTAAAAACTCAGCTGCAAAAACCCCACAAGGTAATAACAATTATTATCCTGACGTAATTTACAGACAATCAGAATATGTTTTCTGGATGGATCATAATTCTTCTGGTGCGAATTGGGGAACAGATGTAGACGGTTCATCTGGTACAATCATATTAAACGGATCAGATAGTTCTTCAACTGATGCTGGAGACAACATTGTTTTTGATCAAACTGATTCTGGTGGTTCAGATGTGGGTAGTAGTGTTACACTGGAAAGTGGTACAACTGGATATTCGGTTTTAGACACTCCAACTAAAAATGAATTAGGTTCTGGAACAGACGATTACTCTGTAACAGCAGGGGAATTAAAAACTGGATACGGAAAATTTGAGGACACAGAATCCTTAGACGTTAACTTGGTCTTAGGTGGGCCTGGTGGTGGTGCTGGTGATACTTCGGGTACTCAAGATACCCATGTAACCATGATTACAGACCTTGTTGAAAAACGAAGGGATTGTGTAGGATTTGTATCACCATACAGGGCAGCAACAGTCAACGTAACATCTTCAGTTACACAAACAAGTAATGTCAAGACAGCATTTGATTTGTGCCCGTCATCTTCTTACATGGTATATGACAGTGCATACAAATATATGTACGACAAGTATAATGACGTATATCGGTTCGTACCGATGAACGGAGATACTGCTGGACTCTGTGCATTTACAGATAGAGTTACAGATGCTTGGTTCTCGCCTGGCGGATACAATCGAGGAAATGTAAGGGGTGCGATTAAACTTTCTTACAATCCAACTAAGGCAGATAGAGACATTCTTTATCGTGCAAGGGTTAACCCGATAGTTAACTTTCCAGGCCAAGGAGTAGTATTGTTTGGTGACAAGACTGCACTTACTAAACCAAGTGCGTTTGATAGAATCAACGTGCGTAGATTGTTCTTGGTTCTTGAAAAGGCAATCGCAACTGCATCTAAATTCCAACTCTTTGAGTTCAACGATGAATTTACAAGAGCTCAGTTTAGAAGTTTGGTAGAACCTTTCTTGAGAGATGTTCAAGGACGTAGAGGTATTACAGATTTTAGTGTCATATGTGACGCATCAAACAACACAGGATTTGTCATTGACAGAAACGAGTTTGTTGCAGACATATATGTTAAACCTGCTAGGTCAATTAACTTTATAACACTGAACTTTATAGCAACACGAACTGGTGTCGCATTTAGTGAAGTTCAAGGGTAGTAGGAGAATAAGATGGCAAGTATAGACGATTTTAAAGCAAACCTGATTGGTGGTGGTGCTCGTGCTAACCAGTTTAGAGTTACAATCACTCCACCGCCTGGCATTGCAATTGGATTAGACGTTAGGAGAACATCGTTTCTTTGTACTGCGACAAGTATGCCTTCAATGGGGCTTGGTGAGATTGCAGTACCGTTTAGAGGAAGAAGCATCTATGTATCTGGTGATAGACCAGAATTTGAAACGTGGTCAACTACTTTCTATAATGATACTGACTTTATGATTCGTAACGCAATGGAAAGATGGAACAATGGTATCAATGATATGGCAACTAATCTTGGTGTCACAAATTCTGCTGATTATCAAACTGATTTGTTCGTAGAACAATTAGACAGGGATGAAACAGTTCTAAAAAGTTATATTTTTAAATCTGCATATCCACTGACGGTTGCTGCTATTGAATTATCATCGGCAACAGCAGGTGAAATTGAAACATTTGAAGTTACTTGGAGATATCAACACTTTGAAGCATCTGGCGTAAACTTCTAATTTGAAACCTACTAAATAATACAACTAGTAGGAGTTATTATGGCTGAACTTTTTGGATTCCGTTTTGAAAGAATGAAAGATGTAGGGGGAGAGAAATTTACTCTCCCTGCTTCTGACGATGGCACTGTAGAAATTGCTGGTGGAGGTTTCTTTGGTCAAGTTTTAGATACCGATGGTAGAGAAAGAACTGAACAGGATTTAGTTCGTAGGTATCGAGACATTGCACAACAACCCGAATGTGATTCTGCAATCGAAGATATTGTAAATGAAGGTATTGTCTCAAATGAGATGGATCAAGCTGTATCCATTGTGTTAGACAGATTACCTTATCCCTCCACAATTAAAAAGAAGATCACCGAAGAATTTGACGAAGTGCTTCGACTTCTTGATTTTGATGTCAAGGGTCATGATATCTTTCGTAGATGGTATGTTGACGGAAGGATGTTCTATCACAAAGTTATAGATAAAAAATTTCCACGAAAAGGTATTCAAGAGTTACGATACATTGACCCTAGTAAAATTAAAAAAGTACGAGAGGTTAAAAAAGAAGCTAAAGATAATTCAAGTGTAGAATTAATAAAAAAGGTTGAGGACTATTATCTGTATAATGATAAAGGTCTTGCAAGTCATGGAACCTCTCAAGGTATAAAGATTGCACCCGATAGTATTAGTTACTGTCCATCTGGTGTAATCGATCAGAACAAGGGACACGTTCTTTCTTATTTGCACAAAGCAATTAAACCTGTTAACCAACTACGCATGATCGAAGATGCATTGGTTATCTATCGTATATCAAGAGCTCCAGAAAGACGTATCTTCTACATCGATGTCGGTAATCTACCAAAGATGAAAGCAGAGCAGTATCTCAAAGATGTGATGAACCGATACCGTAACAAGTTGGTATACAACGCATCAACTGGTGAGATACGAGATGACCGAAACCACATGAGTATGTT